ATGTTGGCAACTATTCGGAGTTCCTTCAACTATTTCAAGCACCGATCAAAAGGTTACATTGAATGAAGGTTTTCGTAACGCCCATAAAGATATGGTAAAATTCTTAAAAGATAAGAATATCAACATAACTATACAAAGTGGTGGTGGAAATAAAAGAAAGAATCTTTCATTTTTAGATTCTGTTATGCAAAAACAAAAAAGACAAGAAAAGGATTTAAATTATAAGAACTGTAGTTGCGGAACTAAAAACTCTAGGAAGTATAATGCGAATTCTAAGAATAAAATGAGGATGACTAGGAAGCGTTAGCTTTCTTCCTTGAATGAAATGAAAGGGTCTAGGAGGCGGCAGCCTTCTTCATCGAAAACTCGCAAGTTCTATCCGATCTCCAGGGAAGCGTAAGTTTTGCATCACGCCCATATCTGCTAAAATAAATTTCATAATTTTTTACAACTTTTTCTTCTGATTTAATCCATTCATTTAGATATGACTTTATTTCTAAATACGATGGATCGCTTTCTAATATACCTAAATCTCTAATCTGTTTCATTAGATTTACAGAATCTTTTGCTTTATCCGACATTGATTTCAGTTGTACAACACTCATTGTATACTATTATTCTATATCTTTTATACCTATGATGGGACACATATAGTTGTCGTAGATAATGAGCAACTAGTACAAGTATATTTGCCTAAACTAATAATATCTCTTTGGGCGTATGATACATAGTTAATCGGAGAGCATCCTGAAATTTGACTACAAGTACTAAAATTACAATTCGATTGAACTGCTAAAACATTATTTTTTAGATAAGTCCACTGTTCTTTTGCTTGCATCTTGCGAATCATATCCGAATAATCCATTTAAACTAGTATTAGATTAAAATTATAGCATGTGTGGAATTTGGTTTTGTCTAGGAAATATATGTACGGCAAATATTGAATCTTATGTGAATAAAATTAAAACACGAGGGCCAGAAGCTACAAAGATTCTAACAGTCGGCCATGCTGGTAATATGGGCTTCAATCGTTTAGCAATTAACGGATTAAACCCTGAAGGAATGCAGCCTATGACAAAAGATTCTGTAACTTGGATGTGTAATGGTGAAATATATAACTGGAAGGTTTTAGCAAAACAATATAATATATGTGTAAAATCTCAAAGTGACTGTGAAGTAATTGGAGAATTATACATTAAAAACCGTAACAACATTCAAAACTTTTTTCAAGTACTTGATGGTGTATTTGCTCTTGTAATAGTTGATTTAGAGCGTAATCAAGTTGTAATTGGTCGTGACCCGTATGGCGTTCGTCCATTATACATTGGCGACAACAAATATTTTAGCTCGGAGATGAAAGGTTTAGTGCCTCTTTGTAAAAACATAGTGCCTTTCATGCCAGGAACTTATCGTATATATGATGCATCAAGTTTAGAGTTACTAGAAGATAAAAAATATATTCAAGTGCCGTTTTTAAAGAATCCTCAATACGACTGTATTAGAGAAGCTTCCATTGCTCTAAAAGTTGCTTTAGAAGCTGCTGTTGAAAAGCGTATGCTTACTGAGCGACCTGTGGCGTGCTTGTTAAGTGGTGGACTTGATTCGAGTCTTATTTCATCTCTTGTTGCAAAAAGTCTAAGAAACAAAGGTTTACCGCCACTAAAAACTTTCAGTATTGGAATGGAAGGCTCTACTGATGTAGCATATGCTCGTAAAGTTGCTGACTTTATTAAATCTGACCATACTGAAATTATATTAACACCAGATGAGTTTTTTGATGCTATTCCTAAAGTAATTCATGATATTGAAAGTTTTGATACTACTTCTGTTCGTGCTTCTGTTGGAAATTGGTTAGTAAGCAAGTATATTAGAGAACATACAGATTGTAAAGTGGTATTTAATGGCGATGGTAGTGATGAAGTATTTGGTTCTTATATGTATTTCTACAATGCACCAAATGATTTTGAATTTGAGAAAGAAACTAATAAACTTCTAAGAGATATTCATTACTTTGATGTATTGCGTAGCGATAGAAGCATTAGTAGTCATGGTCTTGAGCCACGGACCCCTTTTTTAGATAGACAGTTTGTACAAGTTGCGATGTCCATCGCAACTTATTTGCGAAGACCTGTAAAAGGGGAGCAATGTGAAAAGTTTATTCTTCGTAAAGCGTTTGATGATGGTGAGACTCTGCCAGATGAAGTGTTGTGGCGTAAAAAAGAAGCATTTAGCGATGGGGTCAGCTCTTTAGAAAAATCTTGGTATGAAATTATTCAAGAAAAGATTATGGTTACGAGTGAATGGGAACACTATGCAAAGAATTATACATATCTTAAACCTACAACACGAGAGATGTTTTATTATCGCAGAATTTTTGAAGAATTTTATAAAGACCATTCAAATGTAATACCATATTTCTGGATGCCCAATTGGTGTGAAGGTGCAACAGACCCTAGCGCTAGAACTCTTAAAGTCTATCAAACTCAGAAATAATTCGTTCATAGCATACTTTTGGTGAAAGTGTTTTAATAATGTAATCTCTTGGATTAAAATTTTTATAACTATTATTTATTAATTCTAAATTTATATTAAAATCATTTAATTCAGTAAATGTTATCCCACAACTATCATCCCAATAAGGACATGATGTTGCAAATAAATTATATTGAGATTCATATTCAAGATAACTATGATTACCAAATGAATTTACTTCATCTGTTAATGATTTTACATTGAATACTAATAGTGGCACATTCATAGATAATGCTTCTTGTAATGCGAATCCTTGTGATTCATGAGAGCCAATCCAAATCCCAAACTTAACTTTATTCAAGATTTTTATGTAATCTTCTTCCTTATAATTTCCATATTCCACACTAATAAATGTTATATTTCTTTCTTTTAGTATAGATTGTATATAAGTTAAATATCTTCTGTCACGATTTTTAAAATAGATAATACAATCATATTCATATACTTTTATTTCTATTGGTTTAAATTTTTCAATATCTACAGGAAATGGCATAGGTTTTACTGGCATACAAAATTGGCCGAATTGACTATACAGATTAACAATATATGGCGATAAAGACGTATAAATAGACCTAGTGAATTCTGGCTCAAATTTATATAGCCATGGCTGTTCAGGGAATACAAAATTATGAGGTCCAAATATAATACGTTTTGCATTTGGAAATTCTAATGAATGATGAAATCCTTTTGGAATCCAAACTAAATCATATTCTTCTTTCCATATATTTTTATCATTTGATTCAATAATAGTTGCATTTATATATTCTGCAAGAAGTTTAAATCCATTTTCATTTTTAGTATGAGCAGTATCAGTCTTTAAAAATCTCATTACTATTAAGAAATGATAGTTCCTTAAGCAACAAATAAAAACTATAAAAATTGAATTATGTATGCTATAGTATTTCACTATAATAAAATGGCAACATGCAAAGGACGCAGTGTAAGTGCTACAAAAAAAGGAACATTCTATGATACTTCTGGCTTAGTAACAAACCAGCATTATTTTATTCCTCTTGATTGTAAAAGTAAATCACTTCCATCTCAAGAACTATGCGGCTCTTGCTTGGATAAACATGAAAAATTAAGTGGTCTTACTATTACTAAGGATATTGTTTTAAAAGATAAAGATAAGGTTCGAGTTTGGCAGCCAAGAGTACTACATGGAAAAATTGGTGAGCCAATTCCTCCTTGGAGTCAGATTGAAGATGGAGAATGGTATAATAGTATGCTTAAAAAAGGTTTTAGAAAAGAAGTAGAGATGGTAAAGAAAAAGACTGAAGTGGCTACAGTTGTAAAAACAAAGAAAAAGTCAAAAACACAAACAGTTGCTAGCAATGTAGTTGAAGAACTAAAACCAAAGATGTATGTAGATACTTCAGTAAAAGAAGAAGTATCAGATATCGTTCAACTTATTGTGAAACCTATTACTATTGCTGGGAAACAATATTATTATGAATCTAAAAAAGATAAAGTCTATACACTAGATTATACTTATGTAGGGCGCTATGATGTAAAAAATGAAGTGTTATGTACTGAATATCCCGATAGTGATAGTGACCCTAACTTTTAGTATTAAATGCCTTCATAGATGCTGGGAAGTGCTGCTCTAGCAACTTACACACAATCTCTGCATATTCCCTAATTTCTTTTTGTGCCTGAGGGTCCATTCGCAAGCTACACAGACGCATGTAAGCATATAGAGATGCTGTCTCAATAAACTCAGTATACATATTCTGTGGAAGAATACCACGAGCTACTTCTGGTGCAACTTGATTTTCTAGCAAGTCATTATAGAGAGCTAGTGATTGATTCGTAAAATCCTTGATTTTCTGAACCATTTGCTCATTATTCTCGATAGAACAATCTTTAGAGCCTTGCTTTTTGTTAGAATCACGGGCTCTCAGTTCACTAGGAATGAAAATCTGAGGCTCGTCATCGACATAACGACGAGAAACTTCATTGCGACTAAAACCAATTGTGTGACGGAACCATTCACGAGCTACAAAGATAGGCATCTTTAGACGAAAGCGAATCTGAGGATGGAAGAAAGGACTAATGTGATTGTGGTTGATTAAATAATTAATTAGCTTCTGGTCACCTTCTTTGAATTCTGTTACTTCTTTTGCAAATGATACACGAGCCGCATTTACTACCGTTAGGTCTGAGCCAAATGCTTCTTGTAGTTCAATGCAACCAGCACCATCAAGAACAAAATACTTATGATTACTCATCTTTCTAATACAAAATATTGGTGGGTTTTAAATCAATTTTTTGGTTAACTCCCACATTCCATCAGCGCTACAATTATCTTTGTACCATTTCTTACACGCTTCAGACATACGCCACCATATATCATCGTCAAATTGATTTAGTTTATCTTTCAAATCTTCTGGCGACTTCACACGAATATAATGAAGTCCTTCAATTGGTGGATTTGCGTAATTCTCCATATCAACTTCTGGAGCAACAAGAGGAACAGTTCCAAACGCCATACACTCGACTTCTCTATGACACTTCTTACCAAATCCTGCTAAGCATAGACCATATTTAGCA